GGTTCTTTTGTCCTGTAATCATTTCAACTGCACTTAGTGTAGCATCTAATCCAGGATGATTTAATATTTTCTCTGCTTGTCCTGCACTTAAATTTTTCTCTACCCAGTCTGTAAAGCCTTTCTTAGCACCAGGCACTCTTAGTGTTTGGTTGTAGAACTTGTATAGCACATCTCCTGGTCGCTTTAAGCCAGGTTGTCCACCAATAAAGTCATCTATCTTACTGGCATTACTGCTTATATAACGCTCTACAATGTTTAAGCCTTTGTCATCTAGTTTAGGCTTTGCTTCTGTATATGTTGTACCCTGTACAATAACATCTGGTGTGCTTAGTTTCTCTATACCGTCTAGTCTGCTTTCAGGTGCATTAATGTCTTCATAGTATCCTGTTACTGCTACCATAACTTTAGCACCTGCAATGCGCTTGCCTAAATCGCTGTCAGCAGGAATGTGAAACTGTGTAATGTTAGGTTTAAATTCGTATTCGTTTGTTTCGGGATTTAGTTTTGCTGGTGCTCCAGGGTAAAACAATAAGCCACCTTCTACCAGTCCTTTTTTAGGACTTGCTTTACGTAGTAGTGGCCATAAGTTACCCATGTCTTGAGCAAATGCCATTCTAGCATCTTCTTGCCCTGGCTGTGGTTTGCCAGTTCCTGCTATAAAGTCATTTACATCCTGCGGTCCTGTTGCCAGTGTAGGAATACCCGCACCAACTTCTCTCACACCACGCTTTAGGTATGCAAGAGCATTCTTCATCAAGACCGTAAATTTACCGTCAACTTCTCCCCAATAAAGTACAGGACTGCCGTCCCACTTAAGTTCTATGCCACCAGACTCTTGCATGTCACGTAGACGCTCAACAGCATGTAGTCCACCACGACTGCCGTTAGTGAAAACTAGATCTTCAATGTGTTGATATTTTCTGCCTACTGTAGGTTCTGCCATTTTTGAGTCCACTCTGTTGCCATATATTTGTTCTTAATTGCATCGTACTTTTTAGGATATGGTTCTAATGCTTTTAGTAACTTTGTTGGGTTACCCATGTCATCTGCTGACGCACTAGGACCAATAATAATCTTTGCTATCTCGTCTTTGTTGTTAGTGACTAGTTCTTTTGTTTCTCTGTTAACTAGTCCTTTGTATGGACTCATCATTAAACTTTCTGCTTCGGGAGTCGCACTCATGTTTGCTAGGTCTGCCCACATAGCATGTAGTGTACCACCTTTCATTTGTGAGTCTGTGTAATCATGTGTGTGCAATGGCTGTGCCGCTTTGGCATTTTGAACTGCCATTAAATCTACTTGCGCAACACCACCCTCACCGTTGGGAATACCAACGTGTACACTAACTCCTGTGCGCTTGGCTTCTAGTCCCATGTTTTGGAAATGCTTTTCTAGTGCTTGTCTTGCTAGTTTTAATTCTTCTACAGGAAATGTGTCTAATAACTGTTCAGCATCAATAAGAACATCAACGTCACTGCTGACTTCTTTCTTACCTGCTGAACCAATAGGGTACATATCTAATCCAAGCGGCAATGCTTTTTGTAAGTTTTTCTTAACAGCGTCGAAGTTTTTAAGTGTTATTGGTTCCGCTGAAGGTATTGCTTTGCCGCCTTCTGTAATCATTTTCTACCGCCTTGACTCTTTTCCCAGAACATATCAACTATGTCTTGTGCTTTGCTGTTAGGATTAATATATGCCTGTCTGTTTTTTGCATACCAACCTGCTGGAGTGAGAACAAACGAGGAAAAACCTGTTATTTGTTCCTGACCTTTAAACCCTAATGCTCTGTTTATTTCAGCAGTAGGTGCTTTAAACGAGCCCAGGCTTAACTTTTCATGCGGAGGTCGATGAGGTACAAAGTTCCTTTCAGCAGGAATATCCTTCAGCATATTTGGATTAACATAAACTTCTACAGTGTCCAAATAATTTTTTTCTTGGTTAGTTGGTCGTTGCCCTACCCAACCTTTAGACTTAGCATATGATATTTTGCTGTCTAAGTTTGCGTTAGGATTTCCTGTTGGCTTGTCTGGTTCAGATATATCTGTAGTAGGTTTTGTGTCTTGTTTTATAGGCTCTTGTATCTTGTCCTTAGGATCTTGTACTATATCCTTTGTTTTTTTAGGACTTTTATCGTCTCTTTTGTTATAGCTATACAAACTTGATAACGATTGTTCTGCAGATTTTCCTGCCATTCCTCCTGCGATAACAGCAGCCACATCCTTCCAACCCTCTGTTAATAGTTCTTTAATCTTCACGCTTTACTCTCCTAATGCCTCGAGTAAATTTTTCAGGTTCGCCTGTACGTATGCTGTTTAACAAACGCTTTTCTAAGTTAGCGGCTGTGTCAGCATCATAGTTTTGGCGGATATGTTCTAAGAGGTTAATAGCACTCTTAATAACGTTATTAGCTCTATTCTCAATTAGAGTATTATTGTCTTTTTTGCTAACAAATATATCTAATTCGTCTAATAAACTTCTTGTTTTCTTTTGCACTTCGTACTCCAGGATTAAGTATATTTATAGTATCTGCAACCATTATGGCAAGACTGGAAATAACACTATCTAATACCCTCGGCTCCAAATACACACTCTATTTTAACATATTTCGTACTGAAATAGCAAGTAAATGGTTAGCCGAATTACAAAAAACACTAGATATGGGCACTCAATTAGACGACCCAGAGCGTATGTACGGCTTTAAAGGATCAAAGTATACTGTAGAGTACTGTATCGACACCATAAATGGTTTTGTAGACACTATAAACGCATATCAGACAGTATGTGAGAGGCATATTGACTACAATTACACACAGGACGACCTCAACTACTTACACAACATATTTGAACGCTATCATGGGCTCTATGATGCCCAACAAGGTAACGTTTTTTACAAAAATGCACCCGAAGATGTACAGTATGCTCTGGGGCAACTTAACATATACATACATAGGTTAGAAAGCATAGATTCGTATGCTAGATTTGTTTGCACTTTTAGTAGTGATGGCAGACCTAGGATACCATTTGCTCCTACCGACTATAAACATTTTACCATGCAGGAAGTTTGGGGAGGTTTGTATATCAACTACTGTGAGATAGGCAAGACTTTAGTGGACATGTACAGAGACAATGACGAACATATTGGCAACGAAGCATTTATTCCGCAACGTTATTTCAAAAGTGACTTCAATGTCAAGTTCACACATCACACTCCTGAAGAGTATGCTGATCTAGAACGAAATGTTATTGCTTATTACGAAAAGAACTTGGAAAAGTTTGTAGCATTAGGACACTTTGATCCCAAGTTTGCCTTAGGATCTATTCAGGTAGGACAAATTAGTTTCCCCGATGACGCCGACAAACAAGTGTTTGAAGATTTGTTTATAAGTGAATATACGTTTATCGATAGTTTACGTATAGACTACGCCTAACATTACCTGGTGTTGTCATACCATGCCAACTGTTAGATCCGTTTTTCAATATGTATCCTGTATTTTTAACAAAAGGAACTTTGTAAATTACCTCTCCGCGATTGCTATACATGCAAGTACCACATTCTGGATCAGCATCATTAAGATAAATTTGTAATGCAAAATTTATAGTGTCATTATCAAGATGCTTTGGGATTATGTATTCTTCATTGTCTTGCCATATATTACAATGTTGAAACTCTACAGACTCATTAAAAATTCCACGTATAACCGGTGTTAGTTGTTGGAACGCAAAGTGCATTTGCTTGTAAGGACTTGCGTCAGGTTGGTCCCAGTGTACTGCACGTCTAGGCCAGGACTCTTGAAGGTCTACATTTTCCCACTTGTCGTTATTGTCTAAAAAATAGTTAATAGTATTAAGTATGTTTGGAGGAAGAACGTTGTCTATCTGCCAACAGAAGTCACATACCTGCTGGCGATTATGTATAGAATTAGCAATCCATTTTGCAGTAAACTGCAAATCTGCAAATAAATTTAAGACTTTTTCGTCAGTTCCCATATTGTTTTTAATTGCACAAGAGATTCTTGTATTGCAGGACTCTCACTTGCATGGTGCATTATATTATTGAACTCCTGTATGTCAATATACCACTCAGGCAACTCCTTGTACTTGACAAGTTTGCGTCCTGTTTTGCCAGGGTGTCTTTCGTACACTGTCTGGCCACCGTCTGGAGATTCAAATATCACTAATTCTCTGTATAATATATCAAAACTATCGTCATTCAACTTTCTTCAGCCCAGCCAACATAGACTTGAGCTTTGAACTATCGACTTGAGCATTTACCTTGGGTTGTTCTGTCGTTGTTGTAGTTGATTTTGTTTTTATTTGATCCATAATACTTGACTGTGGTTTGTTGGCTTGCTCATCCTCACCTGCATCGATAATCCTCAGCGTCTCCATGTTGTACTCTAAATCAATCTTTTGTCCAACACCACTAGAACTACGAGTTTTCATTAACTGTATTTGATATCTTCCACGTTCACGCATTGCTCTCGATGTAAAGATTCCAAAAACGTTGTCAGCAGTATTTATTTTACTTAAACCACCAGATATGTGGCTGTGATCAAATTCTATTTCTTCTACCGCCGCTCTGTTTAACTGCGACGCTGTTACCATTAATATGTTAAATTCTTTTGCTAAGTTACGCAATTCCTCAGACACATACTTGTCTTTAACAAACAAGTCACTGGGACTTACTTTAGCACTAACTGGCATAACCAAGTCTAAGTAGTCTACCATAATAAAGTCTAACTTCATACCTGTTTGTACTTGCAGTTCCTTCAAGTATGCTCTAATCTGATTAACATTACTTTGTGCTGGCATGTACTTAATACGTAGGGCACCGGACTTCTTACCAGCCATTTTAACCTTCATTTCCACAGTATCAATCTCTTTAAATATCTCACGAGTACTTACGTTAGCCATCATACTGTCAATACGCATAGCACACAAACCTTCACTAAGTTCCAATGTAAGGAATACACCGTTAAGTCCTTGTGTGATCCAGTTAATAGCAATGTTCTGCATAAACAAACTCTTACCACTACCAGATCCACCAGCAAAAATGTTTAGTTCACCTTTGTTAAATCCACCAAACAGTTTTTTATCCAGTGTGGGCCAACCTGTGCTGACTTGTCCGTTGTTGTCTTTAAGTAGTGCAAGTCTGGCCTTGGGATCCTCAAAGTAGTCTGTACCCAAATCTTTTGTCAAACTAATTTGTACAGCATCTTTAATTAATTTCTCTACAGGATCAAACTCACCTTTTTCTAAATGGTCAGCCGCTTTTAAGATAGCACGTTCTAGTTCTTGTCTACGACTAAAGCCTTCAAACTCTTCCATGAACCAGTCATACTGTGCTTCATCTATTTCGCCTACATCCTTAAGTTCAACACCAGATGTTGCTTTGACTTGATCTTTAGTAGGCAGTGCCTTGTGCTTGTCTGCATACTCTTGTATGAACGTTGCTGTATCCTGTAAACCTCTGTCAAAGTTTTTAGGATTGTAGATGTTACCCACACGCACAAACATCTGTGCGTCTGACATCATCATTTCTAAAAATAATTTCTGTAAATCTGGTGAATAATCTTTACTCATTTAATTGCTTTTCTCATCAAGTTTATTTTTAATTTATTTGCCTGTGCATTATCTAAAATATTTTTTACAACAAACAACTTACCATACTTTTGTACTGCTTCGCCAATGTCTTTACAGGTTTCTGACCATGTTGGGAAACTAACTTCCCAGTCATATGTGATAGCGTCTTGTATCATGCGTTGTCCACTACGGTCAAAGTCTGGCACAACAATAACACGCTTACCTAAACGTTCTATAATCTCTGCCTGTGTTTCATTAATATTATTACTTAATATAGCAACACCGTCAACTGCCATGGCATCAAAGGGACCTTCACATACTATAACAAACTTAGCATCCTTGGGTTGCTGATCTGTGTTAAAAACATAATTGCTGTCATAACTGCTGAAGTACTTGGGTTTTATATGGTTATCCAATGCTCTAGCAGTATATCCTATTGTTTTACCCTGCCATGTAAATGGAATAACAACACGCCTATCCATGTTCATGTTACGACTAGTACTGTAAAATATTGGATAACGTTGTATGTCAATCTTACGTGTTACAGCATAGGCTACTATGTCTCTGAAACTCTGTGTTGTTTCATAGTTGGGATCCAGTGCCATCATTGTTGCTACTTGACTTATGTCTGCACTTTCCTCTGGTAACGGCTTGGCTTCGAACTCTATCTTTTCCTGTTGCTGTTCTATTTCTTCTACAGCATCACCAAGTTCTTCTCTGATACGCATGGCTTCAAACACCAAACGTTGTGTATCATTTTGTTCTACACCAAACCAAGATAGTAGCCTACGAAACTTAAAGTTAAAATGCCAGCCTGGTCGCCATGTTGCTTTAAAATTACAGTTAAAACAATGATAACTTACAGAGCCGTCTGAGGCATTTATAACACCGCCTCTGCCTCTTGTGTCAGCACTATGCCCACGATGTGTACAGCAAGGCGCATTGAAACTGATCCAACCACTTGGGGTAGTTTTGCGTTTTGCTGGTAAGTTGTCTTGTAGTGTTTGTTGTATGGCGTTCACTATATAAGTTTACGCTCTTTCATAAAGTTTATCAAGTGTTTTGCTATGAATTTATGTCCAAGTTCATTGGGGTGTTCTCCCCAGGCCCAAACATCATGGCCGTTTCTATGTTCTATTTCAATTATTTCATGCATACAAAACGGCATACACATTGTATCGTCAAACTTACTTTCAGTAAACACAGGAGCAAAAACCCACCTCATGTGTCTTTCCAAACATATTGCTCGAGACATCATAACAAATTCTTTTACGTTGTACATATTAAGTTCATTACAACTACTGTATGCTACGTGACGTTTCCAGATTTGATGTAGAGGATGATCTTCCATACCATATTGTAAGTTTCCGCTATTATACCATTTATCATCTTCTGCAAAGTAATAACTTTGTCTATCTGGGTGTGTTAA